ATAGTGACCATCAGCAATCCATTGTGAATGCTTAGCACATTCGCCTGGATTATCGTGATTACCACGAATAAACTTATGGTCTCCTCTCACCATAGCATAGTGAGGTGGATTACTGTAGATTTGACCAGCGCTCCAACCGTGTTTTCTAACAAATCCAAGACCAAGATCACCAACTTGAATGCTGGCGTCACAGTCTTTGATGATTCTTTTGTACTGTTTCCACTTTCCGTGGACATCGCCAATAAATCTCATTGTTATCTCTTTCTTTATTGTGTCTGTACTCTACCACAAAAAATAGAAGATGTCAACTGTTAAATTTCCTCAATGATATCAACGAGTTATGCTTTCTACCTGTTTCGACGCAATCTCAATGAGCGTGTCATGATAGTCTGAATTTCGATCGATGTTCGAAGGTTTTTTGCCAAATGCATGGCGACAACGAGCATATGCCTTACCTTTGATCCAAATGACATAAATTTCATCACCTTGTGCTGATGATATGATTGTTGCTTTTTGCTTGTGTAACATTGTTCATAATCCAATTTCTATGCATTGATGGTTGTGATAAACTCACCGGTCGGACGATTTGCGTTTCTATAGTATTTTAGAATGTTGTGTAGTTGTTGATGGGTGTCATCAAACCATTCTGATACGACATAATCAGCCTTGTATTCGCTCACGGTTGGCAGCGGATCTATTGCTTCCATTGATATTAGAAAGTCAGGAGATAGAAGTTTTCTTGCGAGGTATGGATAGATCAATGTATCCATAATGACGATTTTACCACCGGCGGTAACACCATTGGCAAAGAAGTTCATACAATCATGTAAATTGGGAATATTATCACCATTGATGGGTGAATAGGCAGTAGTTTCATTGATGTATTTGTCATCAACATATACAGCATCAAGAAGTTCAGCCAATGGTTTGGCAAGTGTGGTCTTACCAGAACCATGACTTCCAGTAACTAGAATTTTCATAACATTACCTCAATCTCAAAGTACTATATCAGAAGCTTAGCCTTCTGTCAATAGCTGAGGTGCAGGTTTTGTATCTTCATTCAGTTTTTTATTGCATGTTGGGCATTCGTTGACATGTGGTGCCAACATTCTCTGACAACCAGGACATTGCCAACCAGTATTCAATTCGGCCATAATCTGAATCCTTTCTTCATTAGTATAATTGCGCCAATCAATGATATGCTGCTTTGTTCTATTACAGCCAACACAACGATCAACAATCAGTTTACATTTCTTTATGCATGGTGAAATGATATTATCCACACAAGTGCCTTCCGTGTATCTTACATGAAATCCATCCGTTATAGTATTTATCAGATTGCAGTGCTTCACGGTTCAAGATTTCTTGTGTCTCACGATATGACATCCACCCACGAGATGTGCAGAGATGTAGAATGGTTTTGCGAATGTTTGCTCCGCTGCCGACTGCTTCGTTCAGCATTTCATTGGAGCCTGTATAGTCATTCCAGTTGCTTTCAACACGCTTCTTGCGTTTCTTGCCATTCTTCTGATAGGTCTTTGATGCAGTGAATAACTTTTTACCAACATACATCATGTCATTATCAAGGTTCTCGATGAGATAGACAAAGCCAACGAGCTTGCTATCCTCATCAAGAACAAATTCCTTTCCCTCATATAACCACATTGATTTCTCCTTTGTGGCTATATATGACTTTATTATGAAGCCCTTGGAACACTAATCACGCCATTAGCGACTGGGCCTGTTGTCAGTCGTGTTACATTGCGTGGAACAGAAACCGTCTTTGCAGATTTCTTATTCTGTGTTACCTTTCGTTTATTAGTCGAACGTCTTTTTCTTCGTCGTGTAGTCTTCTTTTGTGGTGTTGGCGTTTTGGTGGCTGATAACTGAACCAGACCATTAAATCCAAATACAAACAACCCATTCATCAAGCAAGTCAGAGCAATAACAGCAGCCAATGGAACTGTCATAGCAACAGTGTCATCAAGCGATTTGCCCTTTGAAACACCAGCAGTGATGATCTGATCCAGCAACTCTTGTTCACGTTTCATGAGTGCTTTACAGTTACGACCACATCCACCCTTCTTACTCTCTTGTTCACGAAGAGCTTTTGTCTCGGCATGTGCCTTTTTCAACAGATCGACCTTTTGGTTGTGCGTACCAACACCTTCTTGTTGTGCATTGATTGATGATAGAATGCGTGCATATGATACCGGTGAAGAAAAGGCAACAGATGCAGCAAAACCAATCAGACACATAGAAGCGATAATACGCATTTTCATGTTCCAAGCAACAGTGGCACAAGCCAACGATATACTTGACATGATTGCAATGACCACAACAGTGATTGCTGGGCCATTCCAGTCGCCTTCACCCTTGACGTATTCAACGTTCAAGTTTGTGTCAGCAACAAAGCCTGCCATTCCGGCCATTGCAGCCAGAACGAAAAGGCTTGATTTCAAAAACATAGAGCAGTCTCCTTTCATGTGGAAAAAGCGAGACTGCACCATGCAATCCCGCTTACTAATACTACGAAGTTTATATATCTGCTAGATTAGAGCAACTGCCTGTTCAGCAGTCACAGCAGATAGAGTCCATCCAAGATGTCCATGACCAAGATTGACAATATTACCATCCTTTCGCTTCTCAACAATAGGAAGCATATTTGGTCGCATTGGCCTGAGTCCAGCCCAAGGTGTTATCTTGGACAATGGCACTCTTGGAAAGTTAGTTCTGACCCACTGAATCAATGGTTCGATTCTATCCATTCGAATATCTTTATTCCAGCCATTAAACTCAGCAGTGCCAGCTACGCGAAAACGATCGTCATATGATGATGAAACGATTTTATTCTCGTCATCAAGGATTGAAACAGATGGAGCAGTCATAACAGGCTTGTCGCTTGGCCGCAATGGATTGTCCCATATGTTGTCAACTGTGATTGAATATCCCTTTACAGGATATATCATGTACTCACGAACAAAGTCAGTGGTGCCACGAACAGGGCAATAAGGTCCAGAATATCGAGCCACACCGGTGCAGTAGATGCGAACAGCAGACTTGTTGTCTGCTACGGTTTTGTGTATTTCAACTCCTTGGTTGATCATGACGCGCAATAGCTCGTGACAGAACTTATTGACGTCTGCTGTCCAATCATCCGCATAGTAAAATCCACCTACGACATCATCAAGTAGACCATCTTTTGCTATTGGTTCAATGCGCCCTAGTGCTTGTGTATCGTACTCTGTGCGCCTCTGAATAGATGGTAGACCTGTTGACTTATAGACTTCATTTACCTTTCGTGCAGCATCAAGCGCTTGTTCTGAACGATAAACATGCATGACACCACGCGTTTCTTGATGCACATTGAGACTATGATTGTATATTATACGCTCAAGAAGATCACGTGACCGAATAGCCATGCGAACAGTATCTTGTGTATTACGCTCATAGTCCTTGATGTTTGTCATGAAGCGCGCAAGCCATTCGTACTTGTGCCAATCAAAGGCAGGATTGATCAGAAGGGGTGCATCGCCCTTTGTCATCCATTTGATGCCTTTCATGACACTTGCCCATGAGTTCCACACTTCTGCATTGCTAACAGAACATTGACCACCATTTGCATAGCTAGTTTCCATTGCTGGCAGACCGTGTGGCTCATGAATAATAACGTTGTGCCCGGCTTTCATTGCTGTGTATGCGGTCACAAGACCAACAATACCTGCACCATGCACTATAACGTCTTTGGCCATATAGTTTCACCTCAATCATCAATAAACTCATTATAATCGATTTAGACAGCCTTGTCAACTGCCTAGTTTCATTTTATATATCAATGACTCACCATTCTTCATTATTTGTGTATTCTTCATACACTTCTTGAAACATTTCATTCTCCAAAGCCAATTGTGTAACCAGATTTGGATCTCTCTCAATGAGAGTTGGCAGGATCATTGAATAAACTGCCATTCTCTCGTCTTCATTGTGTACGTATGTTTCAAGGATATCAAACAGTTCTGAAATAACATCGTGCATGATATCCTCCTTTTGCTAGATTTCACAACCTTGTGCGCCAGTACAAGCCAATGTCTGAGCACCTTCAACATTATCTTGGTGTTCAGTAAACTCGTTCCAGTCAAGTTCAGTTGGCATTTTCACCAGCCATTCATTATATACTTCTTCTGTAACCGTCTCATATGGAGCCTGACGATATGAACCGCCATCAAATGGCAAGAAGCTAACACCTGACATTTCATCAAAGTTTTTGTAAACCCAGGCACCAACTTCCATCCACTCATCTTCTTTAACAGAGATGGTGACAGATGGCTTATGCTCACACCAATGACGCTGGAACTGCAACCACAGATCAAGGTGCTCAATAGCAGTGACATCTGAACGAACTACTGCACCCTCTGGTGCTTTCTTTGGGAACGTGAAGATCATTGTTGCATCTGGCTTCATGACACATGGCTCATGAGGAATACCAGAATCGATGAGGAACTGTGTCAATGGATCTTTCATATCCTGACGAACACGACGCAGATAGAATGGGTCATGACGTGTATGAATACCAGAAGCAGAATCAGTCAACTGTGAAACTGTACCTGATGGCTTGACACAAGTAATAGCAGCTGCCTGTGGAATGCCAAACAATTCTGCATATTCTTTGTTTACATCAACAGAAACGCTCTTGAGCATTTCAAGACGATCAGCAGTTGCATCATTGACTTTATTGATCAATGGGCAATCATAGATGCCAGTCATAGAAACACCAAGCAAACGCTCCTCTTCTGTGTTCTTTGACCATACCTTACGCAGATATGGAAACTTGGTCAGTGTTGCCTGAATCGTTCCAAGGATCGTGGCAAGCTCAACCTTACGACGCAACGTTGCTTCTGTGTCATCTGCACGTGCAACAACTTCTGTTAGGTTACAGAACTGGTTGGGACGCAGAATGATTTCTGAACATGGGTTTGTACCAAAGTCATAGTTAGGATCACGACGACCAGACTTCTCTGCAAGCATCTTTGATGCAGCACGTGAGAAGATACCACGCTCACCTGACTTTGAGTTATAGAGTGATACCCACTCTTCCATAAAGATCGCCATATCTGGCTTCTCGTTATAGACAGCAGAGTTGTTAGCAAGAGCACGTTGTGCATTGGCTTCCCACCATGCACCAGCTTTTGCATGTCGCATACGATCATCAGAAAGGTTAGACAGAGAAATCATTGCTGAACGACGAACACCACCAACAACAACGACTTCACCAATCTTACACATGATGTCATGGCACTCAACAGATGTGAGCCTACGACCAACAGCACCACGAAATACATGAACAGCAAACTTGAATAGATCTTCAAGTGGCTCTGGACCAGATGCACGACCACCAAAAGTTTTCAGTGGTGCACCCTTCGGCCGTACAGCAGAAAGATCCCATGTTGGAATTTCACCTGCATATAAAAGAGCCAGAAGCATACGGAGAGCTTTTGACCAACCTTCTTTTGAGTCCTTGACCTTGATAACAGTGTCTGACTCAAAAAGCTGATCAGGTACTTCTGGCAGTTTGTTTACATATTGACGCTCAACCGAGAAACCAACACCGGTTCCTTGCATAAGAATGCACATTGCTTCATCAAATGCTTTGGGGTCATCAACAGGAACATATGAGCAGTTATACCCACCCGTGTTATCACGTAGCAATGCAGGGCCTGCCGTCATCATTGCACGCATAGATGGCATAACTTCAAAGTTTATAATTGCACGATGCAATTCTTCCACCAAGGAATCATCAAGCACGACATCATGGTTTTTACGTAGATGTGTGCACATGAATTCCATGAAACGCGTTGCGGTTTCTTCCCAGTGCTCACGTCTATTGAATCCAGGAATGAACCTTGCGTACCTTGATTTTGCTATTAACTGCTGATAAAAGTCCATAAAACTCTCCTAATTATAAATAAGTATGAGTCGCGAGGGGTCCAGCCTCCACTCATTCTAATACTAACCAGGAGTATCAGCTTATGTATTATCTATATCTCAAAACCCATAATAAAACTGGCCTCAATTATTTGGGTCAAACCAAAACCAACCCTTACACATACAAAGGGTCGGGAACACTGTGGTCTGAACACCTCATTGCACATGGAAATGATGTCGCGACTTTAGTGTTGCATGAATGCGAAACTAAAGCAGAAATCAAAGACTTAGGCATATTCTATTCAAACCTTTTTGATGTTGTATCAAGTGATACATTTGCAAATCTATGCCCTGAAAAGGGCGGGGGTTCTATTT